CGAGGGAAGCATGAGCGAAGAAGACTACATTGAAATGAGAATCCTCCCTGAACTATCTGACTGGCAGTGCTACATGTTTGGCAATAGACCGGGCTATTTGGGCATTGTGTACCGCCCAAGAAAAGGCACGGTTCCAAATTTGTTTGTGCGCTGGATGATGCGCATCTGTTTTGATTGCTTGTGGGTAAAGGATAAAAAATGACTGAGAAAAAAGAAATGAGCCAACTTGCCCGGCAACTGCTGGGTGGTTCCGGCGCGGTGACATTTTTCACGCAAGCCGAGTTTGACGATGCCATGACCATTGCCAAGGCCGAGATCATGACGGTGGCGATCCAGACCACAAAGCAGGCTTTGATGATTGAGCGTCAGGCTTGCGCAGAGGTGGTCAAGGGCCTTGCCGCCGACGAAGACGAGGGTGAGGTAGCCACAGCCCTGAAAAACGCCTCAGAAGCGATTCTGAACCGCATTCCCAGTCAGAGGCAGTGACCATGAGCGCCAAAGAAACCTTTTTCAAAGTTATAAAAGAAATCTTCCGTACCAAAACCATCAGGGAGATCATTGCCACTGAACTGCGGGAAGCCCACAAGAAGAAGCTGGAGGCCGAGTCCGGGGTGGAGTACGCCCGGTCAATCGTGCAGTACAACGAGCAGCGAATCAAACGCCTTGAGCAGCGTTTAAACGAACATACCGTGGAAGGAGATTACGCATGATTAAAGAAACGTTTATTACTTGGAATACTGCTGACCGCATTGACATTGAGGCGACCAAAGAAAAATTAAAGTTTGTTGGTCATGGAGATCACACGTTTTTGGTAAAAAACCCTGACATTACTGACAACGGTAAGACCGTGGGCGAGCGCAATCGTGAAGAGTTTCACAAGAAGCTTGATGCATGGCTTGATGGCGCATGGGTGCAGTCATGACACAAGATGAAATTGAACACATGTGGAAAGTGGCAAGCAATGACCCAAATCACGATACCAATTGGCATGACCCTGTGGTTATTGCATTTGCCAAACTGATAGAACGACGCATTCTGTCAATGGACAATCCGCACCTCAGAATTGCATTGGATGCCGCTCAAGACAAGGCAAGAAAAGATGAACGTGAAGCCTGCGCCGAGTTGCGAAATATGTTTCACCCCATTGATGGTCACGGTCGTAAGGAGATGATTGACGCAATGAATCGAGGGCTGGATGAGTACCAAGCCGCCATCAGAGCCAGAGGAGAACAAGCATGACACAAGATGAAATCATTGAGCTGGCTGTGCAAGCAGGTATGGCTGAAGAAATTGCAGCATTTAACATTTCAATCATTGAAGCCTTTGCCAAGCTGATAGCCGCTAAAGAACGTGAAGAAATTGAAAAACTGTTTGAAGAATTAAGCGACAACACTGAACCTCATAAAGACTATGAAGATTACGATGATGGATGGGTTGATGCTTGCTATGCTTGTAAGTTGGCTGTTACATCCAGAGGTGAAGCATGAACATAACTGAAGAACAATTTGCAATGCTGATTGCAACACTTGCAATGATCGAACCTGATGGTTCGATAAACGGCAAGCCGGTGCTGGGTCTATCTGGCGCAGAAGAAGCCTTTTTCACAATTCAAGAATTCATAAGCCAGTTGGAGAAACAAGCATGATTGAAGTATTGAAACAGGCGCTTGATGCGTTGGAATGTGGAAACACAACAAGCGGGTTGAGCGACTTACGCCAAGTTATTGCAGAGTTGGAAAGCCAAAAGCCTGTGGCAGTTTGGGAGTTGTTTGATGATGGATGGGACAGCATTGCTGACCCTGAGTGGATGGAATCACTACCTATTGGAACAAAACTCTACACCCACCCACCACAGCGCACAGAGCCTGTGGACTATGAAAAGTTAGCGGCTTTAGGTTGGCAAGCAATTGAATGCGGAATTTGTGGTGGTGGTGCAATGGGATACCCACAGCGCCCAAGGGTAGTGTTCCCCACAATGCTACGCAAGATGTGGTCAGGCGGTGAGGTGCAGGCATGGCTTGATGAAAACGTGAACAAGGAGAAGAACACATGAACCACGAAAAAACATTTGCCGCAATAAAAAATTTGCAAGAAGTTGAGATTGAGTTGCACCGCTTGAAGAACGCGCTTGAGATGGCGAACAAAGCTCTTGACGCACAGCGCACATGGGTAGGGCTGACGGATGAGGAGATTAAAGAGTTTGACACTTGGCACGACAACAGAGAGGAGGAAGTTGGCTGGTGCAACCCATCCGAAATCGTGGCCTACATTGAAGCCAAACTCAAGCAAAAGAACGGCTTTGCCGAGGAGAAGAACACATGAAAGAAATTGAAATTAAAGTGCAAGAACATGACTTCTACGGCGAAAGAGTCGGAAAAAACGGAGAGTTTTTGTTTGATTTATTTGCCTTAAATGATTCAGAGGGGGAGATAGAAGATGCTTTGGAGGCTTATGCAAAGCTTTATGTGGCAGAAATTTATGCAAGCCTACACATCACTGTAGATATTCAAGATGTGTTCAATGGCATGTACGACGATCACAAATACATGGACAATAAAGTTGCAGAAGAATTTAAGCCTAAGTTTGATGCTTTCCGTAAAAGCTGCCAATCAATCATAGATAAGATTGATAAGCTTGAGTATCGAAATGATTGACCGCCTGATCCTGAGCGTGGTGCTGGGAACCGCTGGGTGGCATGGCCTGAACCCTGACCCGCCGAAGCCGCCGACCACCAGCCAACTGATGGACATGGCCCGGAAACGGTCGGTGAGCAACGTGTGCGCCAAGAAAAAAAAGACCACCAAGGTCAAGGAATTGTGCGCACGATGGGAGAAACACCAGTAAAATGGGGGTATGAATGCATTTGACTATTCCGGCCCCAGCAAGATCAGCAAGGAACTGGCATACAGCCACCGGATCAGCAAGAACGCCACAAAGAGCGTTGACGATGCCAGAACAATCAAGGGAACCGACCCCGGGACAATCTACGGGATCAGCCGTTCTGGTGACGAGAGCGTGAACCGGTTCAATGCGGTCAGAGCGCGGGAAAGCGCAAGAACTAAACTCCAAGTTAAACTCCAGTCCAATGACACACATGGAGAGCACCGTGGCGACAAAGAAACCCAAGCAAGACGCGCAGCCAACACCTGATACAACAGAAGTAGTAGTTGTCGCGCCGAAACCAAAAATAGGTAGACCGACAGTATTCAGCCAAGCCCTTGCTACTCTCATTTGTGTCCGTATAGCAGAAGGGAAGAGTCTCAGGGAGATATTGAAGGAAGAGGGGATGCCTGCGCAGTCGTCGGTTTATGAGTGGTTGATTGCCCACCCCACCTTTGCGGAGATGTACACACGCGCACGGGAAGATCAGGCTGACACGCTGGCTGACGAGATCGTTGCCATTGCTGACGAACAGCCCGAAGTGATCGCGGTGACCGACAAGCACGGAGCCTTGATCGAACATAAGCTAGATGGAGCCTTCCTGCTGTGGCAGAAGAACCGCATTGATGCACGCAAGTGGACGGCCATGAAGCTCAAGCCGCGCAAGTACGGCGACAAGGTCACGGTCGGTGGAGCGCCCGGGGAGCCGGTGGAGCACAAGGTCGAGATCAACATGTTCGACACCATCGTCAAGAACCTAGAGTTGACCAAGCAGTCTGAGCTATGACCGAGCTTGTCGAGATACTCAAAGACCCGGCCATCCGAGAGCAGTTTGAGGCTATCCCGGACGAGAAGTACAAGGCGGCATGGTTATGGCGCATGGTGTGGCTTTCCAAGGCCCACAGGCATCAAATACTGCCACCCGGGGACTGGTGGACGGTCTGGCTCCTTTTGGCCGGTCGTGGGGCCGGTAAGACCCGTCTGGCCGCTGAGCAGGTCGGCTGGTGGGCATGGACTCAGCCCGGCACGCGCTGGCTGGTGGCTGCCCCAACCTCTGCTGACGTGCGTGCTACCTGCTTTGAGGGTGACTCCGGCCTGCTGTCGGTGATCCCTGCCAATCTGGTGGCCGACTATAACAAGAGCTTTCATGAGTTGCGCCTGACCAACGGCTCCCTGATCAAGGGTATACCCGCATCAGAGCCTGAGCGGTTCCGGGGGCCTCAGTTCCACGGTGCATGGTGCGACGAGTTGGCCGCATGGGACTACTTACAAGAGGCATGGGATCAGATTCAGTTCGGTGTCCGACTGGGTACACAGACCCGCATCATCTGCACCACAACGCCAAAACCCAAGGACTTGATTGTTGAGCTTGTGGGCAGGCAGGGTGACGACGTGGTGGTGACCACCGCATCCACCTACACCAACGTGGCGAACCTAAGCAAGAACTTCCAGCGCCAGATTCTCCAGTACGAGGGAACCAAGCTTGGACGGCAGGAGATTCACGCCGAGGTGATCGACATCGAGGAAGGTGGCATCGTCAAGCGCGACTGGTTCCGCCTGTGGCCGGACGGCAAGCCCATACCCAAGCTGGAGTTCGTGCTCCAGAGCTATGACTGCGCCAACACCGACAAGACCAAGAACGACCCGACCGCCTCCATCAGTTTTGGCGTGTACAAGCCACTGGATGGCGGCATGTGTGTGCTGATCCTCGACTGCTGGCAGGAGCACATGCAGTACCCTGACCTGCGCCCCAAGGTGATCGACGAGTACGAGATCGTCTACGGTGAGGGCAAGGGCAAGAAGCGGGTTGACCTGATTCTGGTGGAAGACAAGTCCGCTGGCATCTCCCTGATCCAAGACTTGCAGCGTGCGCACCTGCCTGTGCAGGCGTACAACCCCGGCAGGGCCGACAAAATGCAGCGCCTGTCCATTGTGTCCAACATCATCAAAGCAGGCCGTGTATGGGTTCCTGAGAGCGGTGTGAAGAAGGGCTTCGTGCGTGACTGGGCTGAGGGCATGGTGACGCAGGTTTGCAGCTTTCCGGAAACCGTGCATGACGACTTTGTGGACGCGCTGTCACAAGGACTGCGGTATTTGCGCGACGCTGGTTGGATCAGCATTGACGCACCGCCCCGAGAAGATTATGATGACGACGATGTTTACGACGCAGGGATTCGCAAGAACGTGAACCCCTATTCGGAGTAAACCCAACAAGTGTGTGGATTGGCAGGTATGAAGTCGGTCATGTGACCTCTGCGGTAAGGTGTCTTGCAAGCCAGCCGAACCCAAGTCATTCATCCCGATGCTCTGCATGGGTCGCACCCATAACAGTCCATACTCTTGTTGGTGAAAGCGGATGCTGTGGAATCTATCGGTCGTGTGAACGCAGACGTAGCGAGTAGTCAACAACTTACACGCATGGGGATTGGGAATAAGGCAAGGGACGAGTAAAGTCGTTCTTTGGTACACCTCACCAGAGGGATGTTTGCCGAGTATTCTGGTCTTGCAGTCCCCAGCCGTGTTGGTGTAGCTCAAATGATCGCTGGCATATATTGAAACCAGCTAGTCGGCAGACGAATGGTAGAGCGCCCTCGGCAGAGGGAGGTAGCGGGTTCGATTCCCGTCGCCATCAACCCATTGCGGGGTGGAGAAGGAGTATCTCGGATGCCTCATAAGCATCAGACCGCCAGTGCAAATCTGGCTCCCGCTACCATCATGTATAAAAAACCGAGAAATGTGTACATGACAACGACGACATGTATATAATCTGGCCCATTATGAACAAGTCCCTTGATCTTCCACCACCCATAACCTCTGGGTGTATTGTCAGTCCGGTAGACGGCCTGCCTTGGAAGCAGGAGGCCGCTGGTTCAAATCCAGCCACCCAGACCAAACGAAATTGAAGCTACACATTGGCATGTAGCTCAGTCGGTAGAGTAGCGCACTGTTAATGCGCCTGTCGCTGGTTCGATCCCAGCCATGCCAGCCAAAACTCCCCTTGACACCTGTTGACACCTGTTGATACATGTGTAAAATACAAGCAAATTGCAAGGTGTGGAAGCCGCAGCAAGTAGAGCCGTTAATGAAATCCCGACCCCTTTGGGGTAGCCTCTGTCCACAAGACTTGGGTTCTTCCACCGGGGTTTCATTAACGGCTTTTTTGTTTTCCATGCCTGCCGTACTCCACACGAAAGTAGTGAGTCTGCATGGACTGCTTGGAAGAGAACACCGCACTCTGATACACCCGCAGAGCTAAATGCGACCAGCGTTGGTTTAGCGACTGGTAAAGCTCACGGTAACTCAGGTGGACAAGCTAGGCCGTGGGTATAAGCGAATAAACCCGTCATGCGCACTTGGGCTGTTTCCTCAATGAGGGATCAGTTGGAGAGGGAAGGATAGGCTTATATCCACCCTAGCCAGAGCTTTGCCCAAACACTTCCCACAATCCCCTTCCCTACCTATAATCGCCGCAGTTCTACACTGGTGGCAATATGACCAAACCCCAAGACCCTGCCGTTGTCAGCGTCAAAAAGCGCAAGGATGACAAGATACCTGAGCTTGAACTGGCGGCAAAGGCATTGCTTGCTGGTGTCATCAGCCGGGCTGAGTATGACAAGACTGTCAAGAAGCTCAAGCCTGTGAGCCAGTACCAATCAATCCCCCGTCCTGCCACCGATGAAGAGGCACTGGGCGCATTGCACGAGAAAAAGCGCCAGCACTGGCGTGGTGCTGATGAATTCCCCGAAGGTCATCCTGTTGGCCTGCGTTTGGACATCCCTGCCTATAGCGAGCATGGCGTGTGGGTTAACTCCATCCATGACGAGTCAGGCGCAAAGACCCCGGTGAAGTACGGCCCCGTGTCCGCTGTCCGCAATGCTGAGTTCGACCCCGGCCCATCCAAAGCTCAGCGCGTGGCGACCGGCGAGACCAACAAGTCACCCTTCGCCAAGATCAAGGGCGAGTGGCAACCCATGACGGACGAGGAAGCCGTCGCCCACATGCAACAGCACCTAAGCCACCCTGATTATGTTCAGGTCGGCTATGACCCTCGCCGCAGGGATTACTTCTACCACCGTGGCGACACCCGCAAGCCCATCACCCATGCCGAGCATGTCGTGCAGATCGGCCCCTTGGTGCTGGCAAAGAACCCTGTGTACGGCAAGCGCAAGGACTTCGGACTGAAAAACGGTGGTGTTGCCCACATGGATAAGGGCGGTCAGTATCCATACTCACAAGCTCATGAGCAAGCTCGACTGAACGCCATCAAGATGCTTGGCTTGCATGAACACAACACCGCACAAGACCGAGCCAAAGCCATGGGCATCAACACTGATGTGTTCCACGGGAGCAAACAGGATATTCGCGGCGGATTCCAACCCGGATATGACGACAACTTGGCCTTTGTAACCCCTCATGCAGAGTTTGCTAACAAGTGGATCGGAAAAGGCAAGCATCATCAGCGTATTGGCGATGAATCGGCGGCAGAACGCAAGGCCGCTGAAGACAAATATCGAGAGATTAGACTCAAGCATGAACATTACGACAATGCTTTGGAAGGACTGCAAGGCGAAGAGTTCAACAAAGAGTATGACCGCAGACGCGCATTGAGCAAAGCGGCATCAGAAAAAGAATTTGGCACATATGGCACGCCCGATAGGATTCACTCAACCGTGTATCCAATGAAAGTTAGGGCAAACAAAACATTTAACCCTGAGACAGACATGCACGTTATGGAAGAATTCTTCCAAAAACATGGCATTCCTCAAAAGAACATTGACCTGTACAAAACGGGTAACTACATGATGTACGAAACCAATCCTGTAGTTAATTACTTAAAGAGTAAAGGATATGACTCAATGAGGTTGCGTGAGTCAACTGGCGATAATTATCCGACCGTAGCTGTATTTAATCCTGCACATGTACGTTCACGTTTTGCGGCATTTGATCCGGCGCGACAGCACGAGAACGACTTACTTGCCAAGCGCGGCGGTCGCATTACCCATGCCCACCACTTACAGATTGAGGAACGCCCACTATGAAGAAGCTGGTCGGACAAGGCAAACCATTCCACTCTGCGATTGACAAAGCCGCAGGGATGATGAAGCGCAAGGCAGGCACTGGTGCTGAGTTCATGAAGGAACTGATGGGAATTCCCGGCATTAAGCAGACTGAGATTCAAGAGCGTGGGCTGGGTGAAGTGTTGGGTATGCCACGCATGACTCACGACCAGTTCATGGCAAACCTTGCCATCCGACCAGCGCCAGCAGTACAAGAGAAGGTGTTGGGTGGAGATCGTAGTAATCCTGACAGTGAAGCCCCATATCACGGCAATTACACGTTGCCCGGCGGCGAAAACTATCGAGAGATGCTGATCAAAGCGCCCAAAGGTGTTGACAACCAAGAAAAGATCATGGAGTTGGAGGCCAAGCTTCGCCGTATTCCCATGTTCAATTCAACGCCTGAACAGCAAGCAGATATTGCCAAATACTACAACCAAGTAAGAGAGTTAAAAGCCGAAGAAGATGTTGCTCCAAAACCATACCGAGGTGTGTTGCATCACTTCGGAGGCGAACCCGGCATTCTTGCCAGCATGCGTCTTAAAGATCGCACTGGCCCCAGTGGAGAGAAACTGTTGCACCTTGAAGAGTTGCAGTCCGACTGGCATCAAGAAGGGCGAGACAAAGGCTATACAACACTCACACCAAAAGAATTGGAAGAGTTAAGGGCATTAACCAGAAGAGAAGTGGAAGAAGATGGATTGCTTCCTCATGACATGGCTCGCTCAAAAGAACTTGAAGCAAAAATTGGCGAAGTTCCTAACGCCCCATTCAAAAAGAACTGGGAAGAGATGGCGCTCAAGCGCCTGATCCACCATGCGGCAGAGAAGGGCTATCACGGCATCGTGGTAACGCCCGGTCAAGAGCAGGCTGATAGATACCCTAGACGAGAGGAGACTGAAAAACTTGCCCAAGAAAAAGGCATGAAGTCTTTTTACGATAGCAAAGTGCCCAACATCCTCAACAGTATTGGCAAAAGGTATGGCGTGAAGACTCAGTTGCATGGAATGCCTCTGGCTAAAAAAGGCCGCGAAAGAACAGACGAAGAATTTATAGAAGCTTTACGCAATGACAATTTAGTCAATGCCGATTACTTTCGATTGCCAGAAGAGGCAAAAGACAAGTATTCATATCATCAAGAGAATGTCGGTTTGCATCACTTCCCCATCACAGAAGAGATGCGCAAAGACGTATTAACCAACGGCCTCCCCCTGTACAACAAGGGTGGCACAGTACACATGGCAGACGGAGGCAACATGGATCAAATGCAGCTAGAAATGATGAACAAGCAGTTGGGCATGTACAAAGCCGCAGAACGAGCCAAAGCTGGCAGGATGGCCGCAGAAGCCATTAAAAAAGAACCGCAGATGAAAGCATCCGAGGCGCTTGGTCAATTGCGTGAGAAGGGTTTTAAACGCACCACCACAACACAATCAGATCGAACTCGTGTTGGCGGAGGAAATATTGGCGGCGCAAACTTTTCGGCGCTTTCTAGCGTTGATCCTGAATATGCCAATAAAGTATGGGGCGTAATGGATACTGGTACGGCATCACGCTTGACCAACCTGACAAACCCTGAGACTGCATGGACAACTATGCTGGGATCAGAGCATCAACTCAAAAGCAATCCAATTGTGTTTGACAAGCTTAGGCGGCAATTTCAAGCCGCTATGAAGCAAGGCTTGTTATCGCCAGAGCTTGAAGCAAAAATTAACCATAACTTAGCTTTGACTTTTGGTGAAGGCGCAAACATTCGTGATCCCCAAATATGGAAAATGGCAAACACGTTTGAAAAACGCAGAGCACTGGGCGAGCTAATGATGGGACAAGGCATTCCCCCCAAAAAAGGCGGAGTGGCTCTTGGCGGAGAAAAAAGCGGCAAAGGGGTAATCTTCCAGCCGACACAGACTTTGATGCAAGAAACTGAACCCAGTCTGCTCCATCCTGAGCATGGCGGTGATATTCCAACATTTGCGGCAGGCCCCCGTTTGTTCCAACTGGAGAAGGCAACCTCATATCGACCTGACCTGCATCCCGGTTTTCCTATGCTGATACACGGTCAAGACTTGGGTAAACGCATGAAGCCTGTTCCTACCGAAGCTTATTTGCCTGATTGGCACAAGGCATTCAGAAAAGCAAATCCGCATCGCAAAAAGCCCGGTTATTACGATCTGGCGTTGGGCATGGAAGGCCAAGGCTTGCCATCGCAAGAACTGACTGACGCATACCTTCGTCACCTGATCATGGAAGGCTTTAAGCGTGGCGGCGCAGTGCGCATGGCCGACGGCGGTCAGGTGGACATCAAGAACATTGGTGTCAATGAAGCCCCAGACATGGATGTCAAGTCGTTCTTCCCTCCCCGCCCTGCAACATCAGGCATATTGCCGGTTGGTGGAATCCAGCAGCCTCCACAGCCCCCACAACAGATGCAGCAGCCGCCACAGGCTCCACAAGGCATGCCACAGGGTCAAGCGCCCTTCCAGCCGCCTCAAGCGCCGCCTATGCAGCCGCCAAGCAACATCCTCCAAATGACCCGGCAAGGTCAGGCTATGAACGCTATCAGACCGCCTCAGATGGCTCGTGGTGGTCGTGTTGACCGCGACACGATGATGTTTGAACTCATGAACCGCAAACCGAAAGTAAAGCATGGATGACCTACAAGAAAACGAAGACGGCTCTGTTGACGTTGAGATGCCCGACATGAGCACCGAGGTGCAGGAGATGCCTGACGGCTCTGCTGTGGTGACCATGGAAGACATCGAAGGCCCACAAGAGTCGCCCGACTTCTACGAGAACATGGCTGAGTCCATGAACCCCGGCGAGTTGGGGACTATCGCCATGCGATACCTTGACTTGCTGGAGAAGGACAAAGAGGCACGCAAGGAGCGCGACAAGAAGTACGAAGAGGGCTTGAAGCGCACCGGCATGGGCAACGACGCACCCGGTGGCGCTACCTTCATGGGAGCCTCAAAGGTTGTTCACCCTGCCATGGCCGAGGGCTGTGTGGACTTTGCCGCCCGGGCAATGAAGGAGTTGTTCCCGCCTGACGGCCCTGTGCGCACCAAGATTTTGGGCAAGGTTGACGACGAGAAGACCGAACGCGCTGAACGCAAGCGCGACTACATGAACTGGCAGATCACCGAACAGATTGAAGAGTTCCGTGACGAGCAAGAGCAGTTGCTGACCCAGTTGCCATTGGGCGGCTCCCAGTACTTCAAGATTTGGTTCGACGACCACAAGAAGCGTCCAGCGGTGGAGTTCTTGCCCATCGACCGTGTGATCCTGCCGTTTGCGGCCACTAACTTCTACACCGCCCAGCGTGCCGCTGACGTGAACGAAATCACCCAGTGGGAATTCAAGCGCCGGGTCAAGTCTGGCATGTACCGCGACATTGACTTTGTCCGCGCTACCCAAGAGGTGGAGCCGACCGCCGCTCAGAAGGCCAACAACAAGATTGAGGGCAAGCAGTGGGATGACAACGAAGACGGCGTGCGCAAAGTCTTCCACATCTACACATGGCTGGAACTGGAAGAAGACAACTTTGCCAAGGGCGAATCAGCCCCTTACATCCTGATGATCGACGAGATCAGCACTGAGGTGGTTGGCCTGTACCGCAACTGGGAAGAAACCGACGAGACCATGACCAAGCTGGACTGGATCGTGGAGTTCAAATTCATCCCATGGCGCGGCGTTTACGCCATTGGGCTACCTCACCTTATCGGTGGACTTTCAGCGGCCTTAACGGGCTCATTGCGTGCCTTGCTGGACTCTGCGCATATCAACAACGCCGCGACCATGCTGAAACTCAAGGGCGCAAAGATGTCCGGCCAGTCCCAGCAGGTCGATGTCACCCAAGTGGCCGAGATCGAAGCCGCCCCGGGCGTGGACGACATCCGCAAGATTGCCATGCCAATGCCCTTCAACCCGCCCTCACAAGTGCTTTTTGAGCTTCTGGGCTGGCTGGACAACGCCGCCAAGGGTGTGGTGACCACCGCTGAGGAGAAGATTGCCGACGCAAATTCCAACATGCCGGTCGGAACCACTCAGGCACTGATTGAACAGGGCGCTGTGGTGTTCTCGGCCATCCACGCACGCCTGCATGACAGCCAAGCTCGCGTCCTGAAGATTCTTGGCCGACTAAACCGCTGGTATTTGGACGAACAACGCAAGGGTGAGGTGGTTGCTGACCTTGAAATCAGCCGCGAAGACTTTGCCACCAACACCGATGTCATGCCTGTCAGCGACCCGCACATCTTCTCTGAGACCCAGCGCATGGCTCAGATGCAAGCTGTAATGGCTTTGATGCAAAACAACCCCGATGTCTTCAACAAAAAGAAGGTTGTCGAGCGATTCTTGAAGCAATTGAAGGTTCCGGGCATCAATGAATTGATGATTGAAGTGCCTGCGCCGGAGATGCGCACCATTGCGGACGAAAATGCGGCCATGTCCATTGGTCAGCCGTCCTATGCGTACATCCAGCAAGACCACATTGCCCACATCCAAGGGCATTTGCAGTTTGCAAACGACCCGGCATACGGCTCCAACCCGTTCTTTGCCCCGCAATTCACGCCTCATGCCATCGAGCACATTAAGCAACACATGACCTTGTGGTATTTGAACCGCATGAACGGCTACGTTGAGCAGTCCCGAGGCGGAAAACCTGTGACCAACTACGAAGACGTGAAGCTGACCGGCATCATTGACCAAGTTTTTGCTGCTGTTGGACAACATGTGAGCTTGGACACGCAAGAAGTGTTCCAACAGATCATGCCGCAACTGCAACAACTGATGCAACGCGCTCAACAGTTCAACCAACCACCTCAGTTGCCGCCGGATGCGCAAGTTGTCAAAGACACCAGCATGGCCGAGACACAGAGAAAGGCCCAAAAAGACCAAACCGACGCTCAATTTGCGGCTCAAAAGCTGCAAGCGGAGCAACAAGAGCATCAGATGGACATCCAAGCAAAGATTGCCATCGAAAATGCAAAGCTGTCGCACCAAACCATCCAAAATTTGGGTCAGGCGCAGCTAGATATGGCGCAACCTGCGCCGCAACCACCACAACCACCTCAAGGAGCCCCTAATGGCATCGGACAATGAACAACGGAGTATTAACGTGCCTATGCACAAACGCTTAGCAATGGGCGAAAAGCTTGATGGCACAAGTTTGCAACCAAAAGGCGGCAAATCAACAGAATCTAAGCCTCACAAGCCCCAAGGCGGTCTGTCTGCCGTGAAAAAGAAATGACATCCGAACTGATCCACATGATCAAGCTTCGGCAGGCTGAGATAGGGGTCTCACTGGCAGGTGGCAACGCCTCAACGTGGGAGTCTTATCAAAGGATGGTTGGTGAGAACGTAGGACTCGCATGGGTCTTGCAGATGATCAACCAGAAGTTGGAAGAAGAAGACCGGGGTTGAGATACCCCAATCCGTTGCACTGAAATATGTGCGTTTTGCGCTGAAATATGCGTGTTTTGGAGAAAATATGAGTGAAACTGCTATCCCTACGTTGTCGGGCGATCAAACCTTGCCGTCTGACGATGACCTCAAGTGGGCTTTCCCGGAAGTGAACCCGGGGCAACGCCCTTACGGCGGACGAATCATCGTCCAATTGCGCCGAATCAAGAAAAAAGCCGGAATGATCATCATTGTTGATGAGACGAAAGAGAACGAGAAGTGGAACAACATGATCGGTAAGGTCGTGGCAATTGGCCCTCTTGCTTTTAAGAACCGGGACACCATGCAACCTTGGCCGGAAGGCTCATGGGCTGAGATTGGCGACTACGTCCGAGTCCCCAAGTGGGGCGGAGACCGTTGGGAGCGACCTTCCCAAGACGACGAAGACCCAGTCCTATTTATGACCATCAACGATCACGAGTTGATTGCCAAGGTCACGGACAACCCCCTGTCATTCAAAGCTTTCGTCTAAGGAGTAGCTATGGCCGAAAAAGATAAACAAGAAATTAACATCAACGTCAAAGAAGAGAAGGATGGCTCAGCCATTGTTGACCTGCCCGAGGGCATTGACATGGGCGAAGAGCTTGATGATGACTTTGATGCCGAGCAAAAGGCTCAGGAGAAGGCAGAAGGCGGGTCTGTAGAGGAGGATGATGAACCGGATCATCCAGACGATACAGAGGCTATCCGGGCCGCTAAACGCGCCAAGCGCCGCTCCAAGAAAGAGATGTGGAAGAACAACAACCGCGAGCGCGAGTTGCAGCTTCAAATGCTCAAGCGGCAGAACGATGAAATGGCCCGTCGTATGGCCGAACTGGAACGCAAGACCCAGTACTCAGAACTCAGCCAGATCGACAAGCAGATTGAAGACGAGAACTTGCGCCTTGAGTACGCCAAGATGAAAATCTCGGAAGCGGCCTCGGCTGGTGACGGCGATGCAATGGTTCAAGCTCAAGAGATGCTGTATGAATCCAAACAGAGGCTCACATCTTTATCTGGAGTTAAGAACAACTACACCAAGCAGGCGCAGCAACCGCGCCAGCAGGAGTCGATTGATCCGCGCATGCAGCAGCAAGCCGCCAAGTGGATCAGCCGCAACGATTGGTACAAGCCTGACCTGACTGACACCGACAGCCGGATCGCCAAAAGCGTCGATGAAGAACTGGTTAAGGAGGGCTGGAACCCCAACGAAGCAGACTACTGGGATGAGCTTGACAACCGCTTGCAAAAGTATTTACCCCACCGCTACAATGCCCCCGCAGAACGAAATTCGTCTGAAAGAAAGCCGAGGAATGTAGTGGGTAGTTCAGGACGCGAAGCGTCAGCATCTTATGGCGGAACAAACCGAACCTTCACGTTGTCACCTCAACAGGTGAATGCGATTAAGGAAGCGGGAATGTGGGACAACATTGAGTCCCGCAATCGAATGATCCGCAGATATGCACAACAATCCCGCAACATGGAAGGTAGATAATCATGACTGAATCTCGTTTAAAAAAATCTTTGAATGCTGGTGGCCGCGATGTCCGCTCTAGTGGGGAGGCATCCCGCCAAGCACCTGAAGAAAAGTTCCCCTCTAAGAATGA